AGTTGATTTCTTGCATGTCGAGCTTACCGTCAATCATGTAAGCACGAGATAGGTTCTCAGCAACATCCATGACGCCGATAAAAGCTGCCATTGCGCCAGCCTGCCAGAGTTCTACTCCAGCGAAGGAACCACCAGCAAACGTTCCGCTTACGCGAAGAATGATAAGTGCTGCGGTCCTACGGAATACTTCAGCGAATACTCCCATTTGTTGTCTCCTAGGTTTGTGGGTTAATTAACTCACCTCTCTCCCTAGGCACTTATATTTTACCACTTACCATGTTGTTGGAGTTCTATTACGCTTCTTCTTGGCAATTCCATAGCGTCTACGTAAACTATTCCGCTGCTCTTCAGTGGTCCCTCCCCAGATACCAATTTCCCCTCGAGTAAGGGCATATTCTAAGCATTCTATCTTCAGCGGGCATGAGTCACAGATTTCCTTTGCTGCAGACAAATTTATGTACTTTGCACTAATTGTTCCGTTAGATAGTTCGACTTCCTGAGCAAAAAATAATTCAGGGTCAACTTGAGAACAAGGAGGAGGAGCAGAGCCTCGGTCAAGAAATTCTGGGACAGTGAGACCTTTTATAGCTCTGCTTGAACTCATATGTAGTTCTATCCTTTTGTAGAGTGAAAACCTCCACCTTTAAAGGTGATGGGCGGTGTACCAAACTTACGCTTTAGTTTAGCGTCACACCCCTCCTTAGTGCAAATTAAAACACGCTGTTCTTCGGACATTTTACGAATTTCTTCGTACGCGTGTCCGTTCCCACAAATATATTGATATGTAGGCACTATTTTGTCTCTAACTTCTCTATAAACTTGCCGACAGGGGTAAAGCTAACTAACAAGCACAACGCTGCTGCGCCAACCCCTGTGACGAGGGCCTCTGCCAAAGGGAAGCCAAAGTGCGTAGGGTGAACTGCAATATCTGCAGCCACAGTGCCTGCAAAAGCAATTGCTGCAACTCCCCAGCGGGACTTTTGTATTTTTCGTAGCGAGCCAAATGTTAACAAGACGCCTAATACCCCTACGACCGAGCCAGTAGTTAGGGCTATTTGCCAGTGAGGCAGGGTGATGGCAGATAAATCCCCTTGAGTCATAGCGGTCAAACATGCCGCAGTTGACTGACAGATATGTCTACTAAAAACTGCTGCCTGAAATTTCATTAGTTGTTACCTCCACAGGGGCAGTTTCCGCCACACTTGCAGTCGTCCATGATACCTCCTTAAAAGTCCCAGTCGTCGTCAGTGATTGCCTCGTGCTTGCCCATCACATAGCTAGAACCAGAGCCAGAGAAGAAGTCGTGGTTCTCGTCCGAGTTAGGCGATAGTGCAGACAAGATAGCTGGGTTTACGTCACAAATCTCTTTGGGGAAGAGTGCATCGTAGCCCAAGTTCATCAGAGCCTTGTTTGCGTTGTAGTGCAAGAACTTTTTAACGTCCTCGGCCAATCCCATGTCATCGTACAAGTCGTGAGTGTACTTGAGCTCGTTTTCGTAGAGCTCCATGAGAAGGTCGTAAGCATACTCCTTGAGCTCTTCCTGACGTTCCTTGCTTTCTTCAGCAAGTGCCAGCTGGAACTTGTAACCAATGTAGTAGCCGTGAACAGCTTCATCTCGAATGATTAGACGGATTAGGTCTGCCGTGTTGGTTAGCTTAGCTCTTGAAGACCAGTACATTGGCAGGTAGAACCCTGAGTAGAACAGGAAAGATTCAAGCAGCGTAGAGGCAACCTTACGCTTCAACGGGTCATCGCCCTTGTAATAGCCCAAAACAATCTCTGCCTTCTTCTGAAGGTAGGGGTTATTTTCTGACCAGCGGAAGGCTTCCTCTATGTCCTGCGTAGAGCACAGCGTCGAGAATACAGAAGAGTAGCTCTTAGCGTGCACAGACTCCATGAAAGCAATGTTGGTGATAACTGCTTCCTCGTGCTGAGTTCGGCTGTCAGGCATCAAGCTCATGGCTCCTACAGTGCCCTGAATGGTGTCCAACATGGTTAGACCAGTAAAGACTCTCATCGTGAGCTGCTGTTCTTCTGGTGTAAGGGTGCTCCAAGACTGCATGTCATTAGACAGAGCAATTTTTTCAGGCAGCCAGAAGTTCTGGGTTAGACGGTTCCAGACGTCGAGGTCTACAGAGTCCTCAATCTTGTTCCAGTTAACTGGACGGGTTATAGCTATTGCGGTGTTCAATTTGCTCCTTAAAGCATGCAACTTACGCAGTTCTCGGCCTCTGTCCCTTCGAGAGCTGCTTGACGGATACGGATGTAGTAGATGGTCTTGATGCCCTTACGCCATGCATAAATCTGCGAGCGGTTGACATCACGTGTCGTGGCATCGTCTTTAAAGAACAATGTCAGCGACAAGCCTTGGTCAACGTGCTGGCTAGCAGCAGCGTAGACATCAATAATCTTTTCTGGGCCAATCTCGTAGGCGTCTTGGAAATACTCCATGTTGTCGTTGGTCAACCCGGGAGCTGGATAGTAGACGCGTCCAAGCTTTCCTTCCTTGCGGACCTCGATAGGTGCAGCAATTGGGTGGATGGAGCTGGTGGAGTTGTTTACGTAGCTGATTGAGCCAGTTGGTGGCACAGCCTGCAGGTTCTGGTTGTAGAGTCCGTGCTCCATTACGAAGTCACGAAGCTCTTCCCAGTCCTTCTTCTTGGGGATGCGAATCTTAGAAGACTTAAAGAGTTCCTTGACCTTCTCAGTCTTGGGCTCCCACTTTTGCTCAATATACTTAGCAAAAAAGCTGCCATCTGCATACTGAGACTTCTCAAAGCCATCAAATGGGCTCTTAGTTTCCTGAGCCATTTCTGCCGACGCCTTTAGAGCGTTGTAGAGAATAGTCATGAAGTACATGTTGGTGAAGTCTAGGGACTCCTCGTCGCCGTAGTGCATACGAGCCTCGCCAAAGTAGCCGTGCAGGTTCATCTGGCCTAGGCCAATCGCACGAGACTTCTTATTACCTTCAGCAATAGACATAACAGACTTGATGTAGCTGAGGTCAGCTACAGCAGTTAGAGCCTTGATTGCGGTCTTCACAGACTGGGCAAAGTCAGGAGACTTCATCATGTTTGCAATGTTTAGCGAGCCAAGGTTGCAGGAGATGTCCTTACCAATCTTCTTGTAGCTCAAGTCCTCGTTGTAGGTGGTCGGGGTGTTTACCTGCAGAATCTCGGAGCAGAGGTTTGACATATTAATACGTCCGTCAATTGGGTTAGCGGCGTTTACCGTGTCCTCATAGACGATGTATGGGTAGCCAGACTCAAACTGCAGCTCTGCAATACGCTGTAGAAGTTCACGTGCCTTAATCTTGGTCTTCTTAATGCGAGCATCATCAACCATTTCTTGGTAGTGCTCGGTCACAGAGATGTCACCAAACGGCTTTCCGTAGACCTTCTCAACGTCGTATGGGGAGAACAGGTACATGTCGTCGCCGTTCTTAGCCAACTCCATAGTGATGTCAGGGATAACTACACCAATAGATAGTGTCTTGATACGAATCTTCTCATCCGCATTCTCGCGCTTGGTGTCCAAGAACTTCATGATGTCGGGGTGGTGGACATTTAGATAAACGGCACCTGCACCCTGACGAGCTCCTAGCTGGTTTGCATATGAGAAAGCGTCTTCAAGGAGCTTCATCACGGGGATGACGCCAGATGACTGGTTCTCAATCTTCTTAATGGGAGCGCCCAGCTCACGCAAGTTAGAGAGGTTTAGGGCTACACCGCCACCGCGCTTGGAAAGCTGAAGGGCGGAGTTGATGCCGCGAGAGATTGACTCCATGTTGTCTTCGATGCGGAGCAGGAAGCAGGAGACAAACTCACCGCGCTGCTTCTTACCTGCGTTCAAGAACGTAGGGGTAGCTGGCTGGAAACGACCAGAGATAATCTCGTCTACCAAACTCTTGGCAAACTCTTCGTCTCCCTTGGCCAGCATAAGGGCGTTCATCACAACGCGGTCTTCAAAGCGCTCTAGGTAGCGGTTTCCGTCGAAAGTCTTGAGGGCATAAGAGGTGTAGAACTTATAGGCACCAACAAATGTCTGAAAACGGAACCTGTAGTCGTAAGCATGCTTGAAGAGAGCCTTAATAAATTCAGGAGAGTACTGGTCTAGAATTTCCTTCTCGTAGTACTCCTCTTCCACTAGGTACTCAAGCTTTTCTTCGATGCTGTGGAAGAAGACTGTGTTTTGGTTTACGTGGTCTAAGAAGTAGCGACGTGCTGCCTCTTTGTCTTTATCGAACTGAATTGTCTTGCCTTCACCCCAAAGGTTTAGCATTGCGTTTAGTTCGTGGTAGCTGTAATTGTCCACAGTTGCTCGAGCCTCTCTTTAACTTGTTCTACGTCGTATGGCGTACCCATAATCTCTACGCGATACAACAAAGGTACACCTGTTTTTGCTGCAATCATCTCAGCCGCTCCACAATAGTGGTCGCCGAAATTAGTATTGCCGAAGCCGACAACACCGCGAAGTAAGTTTCTGTTGGTCTTGATGTTCAAGAACTTCTTGACCTGCTTGGGAATTGTGTGCTCATCGTTGCCCCCACCATAAGTAGGTACGAAGAGAACATACTCCCCTGTAGCCATAAAAGGCTGTTCGCTGTCCCAGCGGACGGGTATCCGCTGAGCAGGAAGACCTAACTTCTCGACAAACCGATGGGTGTTGTTCGAGATGTTAGAAAAATAAACAATGCCATACACTACTGAGTGAGTGTAGCAAGCTTGTCTGGCCTGAAGCCACTCCAGTGGTCGTCGCCAGCCATAACAATTGGGGCTGCACTATAGCCAAGTTCACGGACCATAGCCATTGCATCTGAATCTTGGCTCAGGTCTACCTCGTTATAGGGAATCTCATTTCTGGTCAAAAGCCTCTTTGTGCTATCGCATTGAACGCAAGCTGGAAGTGTGTACACAGTGACCATTTTGAGATACCTTTCAGTAGTAAAGACGAGAAAATCCCGACAGATTTATCCTTTTATTGGCATCTGTCAGGACTGGTTGAGTAACAAGTATAGAGGAAATTATAGGGCTTGATTTGTTCCAATGCAAATCGAAATTTAAGGCACTTCTCCAACTATAAGTCTTGTCAATGAGTCATACGGCTCCCCTAGAGCCGTTGCAATATTTTTATCAGTGTTGTACGATTTCTATCATGAGAACAAGCTCCCACCCCTTTCACCCAAAAGTTTTGCAGGTGAGGCTAACAGACGAGCTGCTGCAAGCTGCAGACGAAAGAGCTAAGTCCGCTGGAAAAGACTACCTAAACTCTCATTCAATGAGAGGGCTTGGCGCTCTTCAAGTAGGAGCTATCGGGGAGCTAATTTTTATGGCATATCTTCTTTCTTTAGATATTAAGTACGTGGACGATTCAGCTGTAACAACCACGCACGATTTAAGACTGTTACTTGATTCAGAGAAAAAATTAGATGTAAAAACTAAAGAACGAAAAGAAGCATGGCCGAGCTACGACTGGGACTGCACAGTCTCTGATTACCTAATAAACCATCAAGCTGTTGATTACTACTCTTTTGTATCTGTGACTTCTGAAGACCCTAAGTCGACTTCGATGTCTAGATTTAGTGGACAGAGTGCTTACTATCTAGGGATGATAAGCAAAGATGAATTTTTAGAGAGAGCTGAATTTATACCTAAAGGGACGTATGATTGGTCAAATGGATTCACGTCCCATAAGGACCAGTGGAACATTAAAGTAGAAGATTTACATTCTCCGAAGAAGGAAGACCTTTTTATAGTATGAGAGAAGCCAAGCTAGAAAAGTCTTCAGTGCCCAAGAAGGCCACTGTAGAGCTAGATGACATAACTCGAGCCCTAATCGAACCATTTGATTACAGCTCTGATGGCACAGAGGCCTTTTATCCTTATCTTGTCCCAGATACGTTGCCCGATGATTTTGGTTTAGGGGTAATCGTAGGGGCGTCTGGAACAGGAAAGTCAACCCTACTTGAAGAGTTTGGAAAGCCCGAGGCACACACTTGGGACCCAAGTAAGTCAATTGCTTCCCATTTCCAGTCGCCTGTAGAGGCAAATGAAAAGTTTTCAGCGGCAGGGCTAATGAGTGTCCCTACATGGGTAAAGCCCTACCATGTTCTGTCAAACGGAGAAAAGTTTAGAGCGGATTTGGCTCGCTCTCTCAAAGACGGTGCTGTAATAGATGAATTCACGTCTGTCATAGATAGAAATGTGGCTAAAGCAGCGTCAACCTCAATGTCAAAGTACATAAAAAGAAACAACGTAAAAAGAGTTGTACTAGCTACAGTGCACAGAGACATCATTGAGTTTCTAGAACCAGACTGGGTTATCGATACAGATAAGGGCGAATGGAGTACAGGGAGGTGGCTTCATCGACCCCAACTGGATGTCACAATATATCCTGCCGAAAACAGCGTTTGGAGCTACTTCGCTCCACACCACTACCTCTCCGAACAGCTCAACAAGGCATCACACAGCTACTTGGCAGTCTGGGAAGGGCAGATAGTCGGGTTTGCTTCAGCTATGACTTACCCCTCTGGAACAGTAAAGAATGCTTGGAGAGAGCACAGGCTAGTTGTCCATCCTGACTACCAAGGTTTCGGTTTCGGGCCAAAAATATCCGAGGCAGTTGCTCAGCACTATTTAGACCAAGGTAAGAGATACTTTTCTAAAACTTCTCACCCGCGTTTAGGCGAGTACAGAGACAGCTCGCCTCTGTGGAAGCCGACCTCTAAGAATCACATGATTAGGAAAGACGGAGTAAATAACGCCCATAAGCTCCGCTGGGACATGAACCACAACCGCTGGTCATATAGTCATGAATATATTGGAGCTTAATCTTCTTCTATAAGTAGTGCGTCCACTATTTCTTTGCAGGTCGGACAAACGGGAAACTTAAGCGGGTCCCTAGTAGGCACAAAAAGTATTCCGCACAACGATAAAACAGGTCTGCCTGTTACGTAACCCTCTGTAACTGAAATCGAGTCAGCGTAGTGAGCAAACTTTGGCTCACCAGTATCGGCGTCTGTTGTTTCAAGTTCTGTTTCTTCAATAACTGAGGACATGCCCTCAGTATACCTCTCTTATAGCCCTGCCAGCAATGAGGTAAAATTAAAGCAACCTCTTTATCTCTCCCGCCGAAAGAGTCCGATGAGCGCACCAGCTGGACAGTACAATTTAGTAGCCGACCAAGGCTCGACGATGACGCGCATCATTTATTACAAGGACCCAGCTAACAAGCCAATCAAGTTCACTGGCTACAAGGCAAGAATGCAGGTTCGCCCCACAGTTACTAGCGCTATTGTAACTCTAGAGCTTACAACTGAAAACGGCGGGATAGAGCTAGGGGACACAGATGGCAGCATCTATCTGTACGTGGACGACACTATTACAGCTCAGCTCAAAGAAGGTCTATACAAGTATGACCTAGAACTAATCGCTCCGTCAGAAGATTTATATGTATACAAGCTATTGCAGGGAAACTTTGCAGTTAGGTCGGAGGTGACGTACTAGTGGCAGGTTACACAGTAAGTACAGTAACGTCTGGTAAGTACGCTCGCCAGATTACAGTAGCGGCGTCTGGCCCGCAGGGTGCCCAAGGCCCAACAGGCCCAGCAGGTGTTGCAGGTGCTACGGGTCCAACGGGACCTCAGGGCGAAGCTGGTGCTGGCCTTAGTGCCAACTACAAATTTAACAACTCTGTTTCAGCCGCAAACCCTGGCGGGGGTTACATGGCTTTCAACAACGCTGACTTAAGTCTGGCAACAGAGTTGTATATCTCGGAAACAGATGCAGTTACAGATGGCCAGCTTGGTTTGCTAAATGCAATGACTCAGTCAAC